GTCTCATTGGCCAGGAGCTCAACCAGCTCGGAAAGATGGTCCGCATGCACCCAGCGTTTGTATATAGCAAACTCGACGTTCTCCCGCATAAAACGGAGGAATGTACCGTCGAACTTGCTATAATCAGTTTCAACAAGCTCATCGGAACGAGAAGCCAATGTCTGAACAGCATCAGCAATCTCTGCTGGTGTGTGACATGGCATGTACCAATCAACTTGCTGAAGAACGCTTGCCTTGAAGGCATAGGTGTAACTTGACAGCTTGACATTTTGGGTATGCGGAACGGTCGAAATGTTCCGCGGATAATTTGGAGCGTTATAGGCCTCCTTCTTCTGGAAGGCCTTAACCATCATAGTGAACTCATCATGGTAACGATTTGCATCGTTACGTGCTCGCTGGAGCGGTTTCTGTTGTTGCTCCTCAACATACGTAAGAGGGTAGGGCCGGCCGTGCCCGGAATCGGGCACTATATGGCGAACGAAATCCCTCGCAATCTTACGCATCTTGGGAGTAATACGCTCGCGACTCTTTGCTTTTGCTTGTGGACCCGTAATACGGCCGTCGATAGTAGCAAGCTCATTAGACCGTGACTCACTCGGAAAGACAGCAGTCTGAGTGAGAGGTCCAGGAGCATACTCACGGGCGTAACACTTGCCCTGCTCAGCCGGATCGACGTCGTAGGCATCGCCAACAGCTTGGTAATGCCTTGCTAGACTGCCAGGCTTGTGCACGACCTCGCTAACGAGGGCGCACTCAGCCTGCAAACATTTGTGAATGATGGCAGCCTCCTTGCATGAACGACCAGAACGGCGAACAGTATCTGACAGGTTGTTACTCTTCGACAACTCGTAAGCGGTCCGGATGTTTTCGAAATCCTGAAGCGGAAGTTGGACACTCGCAAAGTTTCCTTCTAAACCTAAGCTAATCAGTGGGCCTTGTTCTGCAATGTATGTTACGGCATTGAAATTTGCAATGTCATTACGCTGCTGGTAGCGCATGTAGTCCAACTCGACACCGTACTCACTAATCTTGAGCAAATTAGATCGGCAAGTGGCGAACGGGACAATTGAGACGATGTTGCGATGCTCACCCATCTTAAATTGATCGACGGTGAACATGGTGACAGGATCTCCGAAAGGGGCGATACCAATTTTGTTGTACAGGAGACCTGACAACGCTGTAATGCCAACAAGGTCTTGCATGATCTGCTTCAGATTAGACCAGAAGCCCTTTGGACGTGAGCGGACATACATCGTATCCTGATTGTAGTTCCAAATCCGATGCTCAACATCTTTCCCACCAGCAACACGGTAATGTATTGCGTCACCAGTGATGGTAAAATAACCATCCTTGACAACGCCAGAAACGGTGCTGGGTTGAAATGTGTACATCAGAATGGGACGGCCAAGTCCAATCATTTCGTGCATGTCCACATAATAGTCAACGTCCGTCATGACAATGACATGGCGGTCAGTGATCTCGTCGCGACGATAATCCTGACGCATGTCGGCAAGACTGTAAAACTTGCGCATGCCATGATACTCAGCCTCACGGGGGGATGGGGAAATGACATAGGGTTCATATCCACACTTGGCAACAACGTCAATGATTGTCTCAGTGGCGCTGTTGCGTTCGGTGGCGGCATCCTGATGTGAGTGTCCCTTGCGCACTGAGATGCGCACAAGTTCCATCTGCTTCTGGATACTCGTGCGAATCATGGCGGCGTCGCGGAGGATGGTTTTCTTCTCCGCAATGACGCGCTGCCGATAATCCTCAATCCGATCCACAAACCATTTTGACGTCAGCAGGCGGTAGCCCGCAATGACACAAAATGCTGCTCCACTCATGCGGGCAAGTTCAAACTCGACTCGACGCATGACGTACACTTGTCGTGGTGTAAGAACACGGTAACCGCGTTTGTAACTAAGAAGTGAATCTCGATTAGACG